CACCTTACCATAAAACCAAAATGATCAGAGGAACTTTGAGTGTTCACATTAGGATTATATAGAGTACCCTGATTGCTTCCTGAACTTGCGTCATAAGTAGTTATTCTATCGGTACTATAAGAGCCGACATATAAATGGTCATAATCAACATCAAAGCTATAACCAAAACTTCCACCAACACCATTAATACTAAAGGCCTGATTTCCATTATGGTAAAAGGCATACACCCGACCGCTGTTGTAGAAATCGTTAGGCGCACTAAAATAAAAATAACGGCTATTTCCACGAACATGATACCCTGCAAGGGTACTATAACTACTGTTATAAATGTAATAAAGTTGCGAGTTTGTAAGTTGTTGACCAGTCACATGATTAAACATGTACATTCTACCATATTCATCAACTGTTGATGAAATATCTTCATAAGGCGCACCTACTGCAATAATATCGCCATACATCGCAATGCTATAACCGAAATAGTCATTATTTTCTATTGTGTTGCTGTCAACTTGCTTTTGAAAAGTTAATCCGTATTGATTAGAACTTGTTGTGTGAAAAACATACACTGCACCGATACTAGAGTAACTTGCAGTATCTTCGTATATCGCACTAACGCCGATATGTGTATTCGTTAAAGAAAGCGCATAGCCAAACTGATCTCCAGTTCCTGTGTTATAATAATTAGGGTTTGTATAAGTGTGTAACAACTGCCAATCTTCGGGATTTGGCCCCGTAGAATACAGATATACACGCCCACTATTAAAACCTGTAGCGTCATCATAACCGAAAGCGGATATAGCTATTTTCGTTTGATCTGGACTAATCGCAACTGAATAGCCAAAATTACCAGTATCAAACGGACTGGCTGCGCTTTCTGGTGGGTGAATTGTTGTTATTAAATCTGGGGGATTAGCATTAGTTACAAAACCATTGCGCCCGTCATAAATTTTGACAACACCGCTTCCACTAAACGTATCAATAGCAAGTCCTTCCGCGCTTCGTGAACTAGTAACATTATGATGACCGTAAACAATATATTTTGAACTTACTTCATATTGTTCTCCACGGTTCGCAGAACCCCAATTAACAGCGTAACCCGCACCTAATGTGGCTGTATTATAGATAATTTTCTCTTGTTCGCCAGTAATGACGGTATCTGGCCCATCTGTAGCTTTTAAAGTTGCAGAAGTTAGCTTCTTACCCATTTAGCCCATTCCTTGACCAGCTACAAAACCATACCACGTTGTGCCGCCATCGCGTGTAATTAGTACAAAAATATCCTTGGCATTTGCCGCCGTTGACAAGGATGGTGCTGTTGCCGCGTTCCAATTTACACTGGCAGGCCAACCCCATGTAAACGTACTTGCACCTGCATCCTGTATGATTTCAATGGACATTGTGTAAGCAACTCCACTCGCGGGTGGATTAGCGAATGTTGATGTAGTGTTTTCCGTTAATACATGCGCAAAATGATTGCCTGTCTCACAATCAATTGTAATCGCATTGGAACTAGAGGTAACAAGGTTAAAACGCTCATTGTAGCTATCAGCAATCAACTCACCGCCATGATCTTCTCCAACTAGGTTAGAACGTGGAATAGTGATGTCTTGGTTGCCTGTTCCGTCTACCGCGCTGATGGTTACTGAACCGTTTGTTGAATTAATCCTTAGAGCCATGTTGTTCTCCTAAAACGGCCTTTTCTCTGTGTAGGCATTGATCGTTAGCTGCGCGTCTGTTGGTATTGTTAGCGTAACGCCATTATTTACCGTGAAACCACTGCCAACATCGTATTCAATACCACTGTCCAACGTGCGATCTGATTGCACTGTTGTTGTAACGTATCCATACACTTCTTCAGTACCCGCTGAAATAAACACAACCGCTTCACCACTTAGTGAAAGCAATGCACCTGCGCTGCTTTCAATGTAATCGCGTGTGAGTGTTGGGCCTGTTGAGGAATATTGACCACTGCCAATTTCCCAAGCGGTTCCATCTTCTATCGTGTAACGCACAAAGTCACCGTCAGCGATGCCACCATCCGCAAAAGACTGAAAACCATCTTCTGCCGCACCTAGCGTGATTGTGCCGCTACCTAGTGTGCCTGTGGCAACTTTTACGCGATTGGCTAACTTGACCATGCTACACCTTATGCTGGATCAGGAATTTCTACATCAAATGCTGAAATTGTGAACGTGTTGCCAGATACAACACTTTGGCTTGTGGATAATGATCCTGTGCAAAGCAATCGGCTGTTCGTGGTGTCCGTGACCGCATAATGCGTTGCCGTACCGTTGCCTGTAACACTACCGTCTGTAACCGCTGCGCACGTTGTTTTGCGACCAGAAACATCACCATTTACTGGCGCAGCAAACGACACCGATGTTGTGTTTCCCAGCGTGAAAGTGCTGATTGCTTCGTTATACGTTGTCACTTCCTGAGAGGTGATGTCTAGACGGTTAGCTTCCAAGTCCAGCTTTGAAAGTGCCGCATCTAAAACGTAATCTGAGATGGATGCCATTGTTTTCTCCTAGTAGGTGTTTACTTGCAGCCTAAGACCAGAACCGCCAAATTTAGCTTTCTCGTTGTTCGCATTTATACCATCAATTGCACTCTGATACAATGCCGCCCATGTTCCTACACGCTGATCGTCCACAAGGTAAGGTGCGCTATGAACCAACCCGCCGTATAGATATGCATCTGGGAAGTACCGCAAAATCCAATTTATGTCTGTGTCTGACTGCAATGGAGCTGTCCGTGAATAGTAGTATAGCTCACCCGTGTATTCAGCGTCAGCCGTAGGCCAAACCTCTATCTGGCTTGATATAATAGAATAAAAACGCGGCCTACCACCAGCATCAGCGTTTCCTTGCCTGCGCTGCTGTAGTGCAAGAGGTGTAAGTAGCTCAATTGGACGCTCATCAACATCCAAGTGAAAGCGCACAGCTTCCATAAAACCCTCTGGCAACTCGGTATACCGCGAGTTAATCACTGCCGTAGAGCGTTTCTCCATGCGCCAATGACGCACCTTACGATCCATGTCAGCTTCCGCAAGCGCAATGAAATCAGGTATCACCGCTGCTAGATCATCCCGATTTAGCCAGTTTGCTATTGCTGTTTTTAGCTCTGAGTATGTTGTTATAGCCATTATAAGCCTCCGTAACCCATCAGACCGCCAAAGCGCTCATTGCGTTTTTCTTTCTGTTCTTTCAGGTAATCAAATACACCCATTAAGTTTGCCGCCCCAAATGCAGCAAATGTAGGCAAGCCTTTTTCCATAACGCTACGACGAAACTCTGGCGTAAGACGCAGCCCATAAGCTGGGAAGTTAACATCATCGCTTTTCAGTCTGATTGTTTCTGGCTTTGCATCTGGATCAACTTTTTTCAAGATACCACGAAAGCGGTTTTGAACATCACGGTTATAGAAGTCTACAGCACCTTGCTTTGGATCGCTGTTGCCACCTACCTTGCCAATCATTGTTCTGTCTTGCGGCAAAGCTAAGAAATCAACACTAGGATCGTTTACTGCATCAATAATGCTACGCCGCAAAGCGTCATCTACCCAACGGTTCTGTGAGGCCATCATTGGGCCTGCCCCACCTCTTTTCTTGCTTTCTAAGTTTGGCAGTTCATCATACAATTCATTTTCTTGTCTGTTTAGTTTTGTCGCTAATATATCGTACTGCTTGTTGCTGTCTTTGTATTGAGAATACAGATCGTGTAAAGATTGCGTTTCCTCAGTTACAGGCACTTGATTTATATTATCTAAAATTAATTGTCGTTTCTCTGTTTTTCCAAGTTCAGTTATATTGATAATTTGTTTGTCTAATTCTGACAGATTATTTGGGTCATATTCAGGACGCCCTTCTAACCTGAAATGTCTGTTTGTTTTTCTTAATTTTTCATTGAAGAAAATGTCGTCAAGGACATTGGAGCGTTCACTTAGATCATCAACGATTGTGAACATTTGCCCCGCTACGTTGTCAATTCTGTTCATTAATGCGTTTTTCAGTGCGCGATCTTCCAGCGTTGCTTCATCAAAATCAGTCAATCTTGCAGCCGTATCAAAGTCCATTGGGATACGCGCTCTATTGTCTATGTTTTGCTGCGCATCCGACTGTATTTCACCAACATACCGCGCACGACCACCATCAAGAACATCAAAGTCGCCTACCCGCGTATGATACTGCGTTAGCTCATCATCTGCCCCGAAATGGCTTGCGCCTTTAATAAATTCATCACTGACCTGCTCTGATGGATCGGTGTATTGAAAGAAGTTCTCGCGGTAGTTTTCTGCCCCATAAGGAAAATAATCGCTATATTGCGTTTCGCCAGCGTCAAAGTCATCATTTACTTCAACATTGCGATTTTCAAAAAACGCTTCTGGATTATCGCGATATTCGTATTCAAAGTTTTCGCGCAGGCTCTCCGTTACCATCTCGCGCAGGCCATCTTCACCGTAATAATCCACGACAGCATCGTATGCATCATTGTGCAGGCGAACATCATCGCCACCAAAATCTATAATATATTCTGCATCTACTAGCTGTTCCTCATCTAAGCCTGTGCGTTCCATCAAGTTTTCTAATTCGTCAGCATCAAGATCGTGACCTGATGTTACATCTGGTTGATATGTCAAATCTTCAGAAAGAAAATCAGCATAGTGATTAATTTCTTCAGACATCAAAGGCCCATCATCAACAATGTTTGTTTCAAACCAATCATCAAAGTTAAAGTTTGCGGCGGTTAGCTCTGCATCGCCAATAGTCCCAAACGCATTGCGCGTCTGCCTTGTAAGTCGCGGATCGTTGCTTTTGAGATAATTAATTAGTTCTTCTTTGGTGACTTTTTTGCCAGCAAAAGTGCGATCCATACCAGACCATTCAAGTTCAGCTTCTTTGCCACCACCCTTCAAAAGCATACCGCGCAGTTGCTCGTATGTGCCTTTGTTCTGCTTTAGGTTCTCTGCTGCGCGTAGCGATGGACTAAACAGCGTTGCACGGGATGGCACAACATCTAACGGTGGCCCACCATTGTCGCCAATACCAGCAGCACCGACAGACTGAGGTGTACCGCCACGTTGAAACGCTTCTATCACCCCGCGCGGATCGCCCTCTGCAACAGAACGTGCAGCGTAAGTAGCATCTGAAATCAAGCCACGCGCATTCTCTGCCGCGTTATCAACTGACATACCAAAGGTTTCAGCCAGACCCGCTGGCGCCGTAAGATAGCCCATGCGTACCAGTGCAGCAGGTGCAAGCGTCATTGCCATCTCAAAGCCCATGTCACGCGCTGCCGCTAATCTAGCTGCATTGGTTTGATTTGGATCAAAGGCAACTGTGGCATCTTGCATTGCGCTGCCCATTGCGTTGACAGGGTTCATTTCGTTTACAAACTGACCTGCTGGACGCAAATTAGGTGGCAAGAACCGTTCAAGGTTTAAGTCATCAACGTAGTTATCCAACATGTTGCGGCGCTCTTGACCGCCCATTCTGAGAAAATCAATTAAGTTCATCACGATCCCCAAGCAGGTAAGTTAGCAAGCCTGACGCATACCCTCTGCGCCGTGACGGTGCTTGTAATAGGGTTTCCGCAGTATCACCAATCATAATACCAAGTTTGCGCATTTTTCCCATGTCATCCGCTTGCTGTATTTCTTGCAGCTTATCAATGAAGTCCATGCGGCCTCGCTCGTAGCTATGCGGATACATCAATCCACGACCAACACCCTGCCGTGGGCCATATTCACGCATCATGCGCTCCATGTACTCCCGCTGGCGAACATCTTTGTCGTCAATGCCCAGCTTTTCCAACTCGCGCAAAGCACGGGCAATCACACTATCGCTGTAATAGTAACCCTCTGGGCCATCTTCACGCAAACGAAAGGCGTTGGATTTGTCTTGCGCCTCTCGCGCATACTTATCGCGCATCGCGTTTACAAGCTGATCCATTACCACTTTACCTTATTTGCCCAGTATGCCGCGCTCATCTTGCCCTTGGAGATGTTCTTAGCATGTCTTGCTTTAAATGATTTGGCGCGTTTTGTCATCGTCTTATCGCCTGTCTTACCCTGCTGACCAAAGCGGATCGTCTTTACCTTGTCACCGTCCTTTGCCACAACAACGTGTGACTTGGTTTTGTGATTAGGTGTGCGCTTGGGCTTGTTGTAGCCACTAACGCCTGCTCTGGCTAATCTAGGGTCTTTCGCCATTACATATTTCTCATCGCATTGACTACTAGCTGCTGGTAATACTCTGGATAAGCAGTCTTCATTTGCTCTGCAAACCCAGCGCCTTTTTGTTGATCAATGTACTGATCTACATAAAGCTGACGTTCACCCATGTCTTGACCTGAAAGTGCAGCCCCGATGTTTGCTAAAACGCTATATCCACCACCATCTTGATACATGCCACCAGAGGCATACTTGCCGCCACGGTCAAACATATCGGTAGTGTCACGGTATCCAAACATGCGCGGTATAATATTGTTGCCGCCCGTACTGCTGTTCTGATTGTTGCCGCCGCTTAGAAATGAGAAAAGACCAGCTTGTGGCCTGCCGTAACCACTGGATCGCATGTAACGCTGCTGCGCATCTGCACCCTGCGTTCTGCCTATCGTCTTTGCTGTGCGGTTGTAGTAACTGGCATCCCGATCTTTCAGGCCGAGGCCCATTGCCAAATCATTCAGCAACCCGCCTTTTTTCTTCTTATCCTCATTGGGTGGCATTACTTTTTCGCTTTCTTTTTCTTGGCTGTTTTTGCGGCTGCTTTCCATGCTGATGCTTTAGGCGCACCTTTAGAGCCAGCCTTGCGCATCTTCTCACCAGAACCCGCAGCTATCCGCTTACGTTTTGCGTGAACATTCGCATACAAACCTTTTTTGGGCATGGGCAACTCCTGTGTTAGCTGCACCTTACCACACTAGGCTATGCCGCGCAAATTCCTTCTGATTGGCTCACCCCAATCGCTTTCCCTGCGATAACCTACCGCAAGATACCTAAACGCATCTGCACCGTGTGATGTCCAATCGTGTAGCGGTCTACCCCGCCAAGTCTTCAGCTTTTCGTCAAAGTCTCTGCGATATTGTCGTAGCGCTTCTATGCCTCTGGTGCAGTTATCAGCATCAAACCAGCACTTGGGGATCATAGTACGCGCAGCCTGTATGCCATCCTCTACCGCTAGTTTCGGCGCAATCTGAATGTTCCGTATGCCCAGCGCGTCAAGCGTTTCAAGCCTGCTTTTCCCTGTTCCCAGTTCCTTGACTTGGACATCATGCGGCAGAATGTGTTGCTCGTAGTGATATTCTTTGTCCAAGAGAACTTTTGCATAGTGATCTAATCCTACTCCACTGTTTTCGTAATAGTCTATAATCCTGATTTCTTGGCCTACGAACTGAGCAAACCATATCGCTGTGCTATCGCCTATCCCCAAGTCCCATGCCGTAATCACAGATGCTGCACGATCATACGGCACACGGGTAATCCGACCATCTTCTGTGGCCTCTTTCATTTCTTTTGCGTAATAAGCCCCTTGGATTGCCGCTTCAAAGCTGCACTCAAATTCTTGCTCGTAGCGGTCATCGCCCATTGTACGTCTTGCTTCATCAAGTTCTTCTTGATCCAAGATTGACGTATCTGATGCTTTGAGCATTGCGGTGAACCAGTTAGGATCGTCTTGCGCTTCATCCCATAACTTCCAAAACTCGTTCTTCCCTTTAGGCGTTGAGATAAAGGTAGCAGAGCCGCGCCTATCTGCCAATGCGGGACGGATAACATTTGACCAAGCTGACGCAGGGAAGTCTGCCATCTCATCAGCCACGACCGCATCAAAATATAAGCCGCGCAAAGCATTGTAATTATCTGCACCGAATAATCGGAACCGCGCACCGTTGAGGAAGTCTATGCGCAATTCACTGTGGTTTACTTTTATCTCTGGAATATCTCTGGTGAACTCCAACGCATAATCCCATGCAACTGCTTTAGCTTGGGAAAGGTATGGAGCAATATATGCTACCCGTACATTTGGACGGTCTATTTCAAAGCAAGAACGGATAAGATCGTTGATGGCTGCTACGGTTTTACCAAAGCGTCTGTGAGCTACGATAATCGCAAAGCGTTCTTTCCTGTTGTGGAATGCTCTGATCTGATCGCGTGGCTTGTAGTCTATTTCTTGATCTACTTCTATCACTCGCGCCATTTGAGCCTAACCACATGCTGCACTTCACCCTCTACTTCTGCTTTGACCTGCATAGGTAGTACCTTGCCCATCAGGGACATAAAGGCTGTGGGGTTTTGTTCTGCTTGGAACTGTAGGTATTCTGTCATGCCCTCTTTTTTTGCTGCCTCTATGAAGCGAGGGTCTACGTCTTTTCTACCTGCGTATCTTTCATCTACGATATGCTGACCTGCACGATGGGCCGCATCAAGTATGGCATCTTTAAGTAATCTGTTTACTTTGTTTGGCTTTCCCTTGCGAGAACCGCCTGTAAGCACTCTGTTTGAATGTTCTTGTTTCGTACTCATAGTACCGTCCATAGTGGGTGCGTCTATATGTTGTGTATATTAGTGCATTTGTGTGTAAAATAAAAGACCCCCTGAACGTGACCGCGCTCAGAGGGCCAGTGAGGAGAGCCAGTGTATGGAGCTACACGATACCAACAGGGAGGGAGAGAGGTTGGCTCTTGCTGAGAAGGTAACACAATTTTAAGCAAAAAAACACCCCCTGCGGAGCGATCACGCGAGGGGGCAGTTAAGTGAGGCAAACCTATGAACTAGGTGGGTCAACCCTAGCAGGTATATTGTTTGCTGACAAGTATTCTAAGTACGGCTGCAAATGTGCGTCTGAGATAAGTCCCATCTCTACCATCTTATCTGCCAGCTTACCGCGTATATACATCTCACCTACTGGTTCACCTGCAATGATACGTTTGGCATTTAGCTGTAAGGTGTCAGGCTTCCACGGGCCGCTGCTTACTGAGCGTGTGGATGCAGATGTCATAGACTTAGAAACTGCTGCGCTGATTTCTGCGGATGTGGGCCAAGAGCGAGACTTGTGCGCTTCTTTTAGTTTCAGCATTGCGCGATCCATTGTGCCGCGAATGTGATCCTCATTTGTGTCGTTAGGAAACTTCTGGTTAATCAAGCGACAGATACCCTCTACCTCTGTCTGCGCACGTTTCTCATCTTCTAAGTGCTTTGGAATAGCGTAAGTGCCAAGGATGTTCATTAGCTCATTACGGATTAGCTGCATTCTCATATCATAGTTCATAGCATTATACCTCATCTGCCCAGCGCTCACCGTTTAGCCAAGTAGCTAGGTGAGGCATGTATTGTTTGTCTTTACCGTCTAGTGTTGAAACGTATGCTTCCAGTTTAGGCAATAGATCAAAGAAGTCTATCTTCTTAGAAGCTGTTACATATGCTTTTCTAGCCTGCCCTTTCCCTACCTTGCGTGGGTACATTTCCCATAATTGATCAAAGTAATAATTCACCTCATCATCCTTTGATGATGTATATAGTTTACTTCCAAGGTTCTTTCTTACAAGGTTTGGGTCAAAATTTTGTACCCTCCCCCCTACAGATTTTGTACCCTCCCCCTGTTGTTTTCTTGAGGGGGCTTTGTAGCACTTCATACCGCCAACTGTTCCGTCATCTTTAAACAAGAAATAATAATTGTTGGATGTCTGCCTGCCATCATCGCAGTAATACGGTGACCACTGAATAAGTTTAAGGCGCTCTAGTTCTTTTAGGTGGTTACGAACGCTTTGCTCACTCATCTCGCAACAATCTGCCAAACGCTTAATGCTTGGATAGCACTTTAAGGTTTCGCCGTTGTGATGATCTGCAAGCCAATACAACACAATCTTGGTTGCAGGCTTCAAACCCTGTTGCTTCATTGCTAATGCTGTCATATAGTGGGACATGAAAGTTTACTCCTTTCACTGTTAGATGTTAAAGACCCGTTGCTTCCACTGGCGCGGGTCTTTTTCTATTCTACATCCATAAAATAATCAGACAAGACTTTTACCGTATCGTAAGTGACATTGCCTACGCCATCCCGAACACGGTAGTAAGTATGCCGCGATAAACCTGTTGCTTCACATACCTTAGACGGTTGACGATCCTTCATCAGCCGCTGGATATGCTCCAAGTTATACATCATCTTGCTATTCATGCGTTCTCCTTTTTTGCATTCTTGGGGTTGTATATAGGCTACACTTGATATATATGCAAGAGACAAACAGTAAAACGAGGTAAACAATGCATAAACATCCTACACCATTGGCTATAAAGTCAGAGATATATAAATCGCTATGTATGGCGGCTGCAAAGCACAGCTTGCTTTCAAGCGATGTCACGATAGCATTGCAGGCTATTGATGAAGGTATTGAAGCAGCAAACAAAGCACACGATGAACTAAGAAAGGCTATGGGATATGACCAATAAGTTTCATATAGCAATGGAATTTGCCAGCGAACTAAATGAAAAGCACGGCAAGACAATGCAAGGCGGTAAGAAATATCTAATGGTAGATCGCCGCATAGAAGCATTCCGCGCAACATTTGGTGGTGAATACGGAATAGAAACAAAAGTTCTCCACTCTGATGAGCGTAGCGTGATGATACAATGCGACATCAAAGACAAAGATGGGTTTGTTGTTTCATCTGGTGTTGCAGAAGAAATACGCGGATCAACAATGGTCAACAAAACATCCGCAGTAGAAAACTGCCAAACCAGCGCTGTTGGACGGGCGCTTTCAATGCTGGGACTTGCTGGTGGCGAGTTTGCATCTCTTAATGAAATGGAAGGTGTACCACGCAAAGAGATGGAAAAGGAAATACGCGACCTAAAAGATAAGATTAAAGAAATTAAGGAAAGCGATGTAGAACCATCTACCGAACCTAAAATGGAAATGACAACAGAAGATCGCGCGGATGCTTGGCTTACTTTTTACGACAACAAGCCAGATGCGCAAAAGTTTTCTAAAGCAGAAGAACGGTTCCAGAAATTTATGAACCAAGCTGAGAATTATTTATCAGCAGAAGTTACAGCAAATCTATGGGACAAACATGATGAACGTAAAACGGAGCTAATGGTATGAAAGTATGCACTATTATCGGGCGTGTCACCAAAGACAGTCAAATTCAACAGAACGAGAGAGGGGGATTTCTCAAATTTTCAGTCGCAGTTGATGATGGCTATGGAGCAAATAAAGGCACGATCTTCTTTGACGTTGACTATAACCGAACAGGAATTGCCCAGTACGTTACGAAAGGTAAACAAGTAGGCGTATCAGGTGAGCTAAAAACCCGCGAGTATAATGGCAAAACCTACATCAGCATTCGTGCCAATGACGTTAAGCTGATCGGCGGTGGTCAACAGCGTGAGCAAGTATCGCACACTGAGCATGAACCCCAGCGCATGGCAGAAGGTCAGACGTTCTCAGAAAACCAACTGGACGATGAGATACCTTTCTAATGACCAAGTTGCAGATGGAACTGAGGAATGGGCGCATAGTGCCTGTTTCTCAATATGACGCAGAACGGATGGAAGATTACCCACAAGGCGCGTTGTTTAACCTGTCGCCTACTGGCAAGCGATCTAACCCGCATCATAACCTATACTGGTCTACGCTGCGCAGGGTGGCTAGGGATACAGGTAAATGGCCCACAGAGCATCACCTGCACGATGAACTAAAGATTGCGTGTGGATATGTGCGGATCAAGTTGTCTGCGCTAAACGGTGAACTGGTGAACATACCTGATAGCATCAGCTTTGATAAGATGGATCAGCGAGAGTTTAACACGTTCTTTGAACTGACAATGACTAAGCTGGCAGAGGGAATAGGGTATGACCCATTGGAAACCTAGCGATGAGATGGTGCAGCGCGAGTTAGACTTGTGTGTGCGTCTAGGTAAGAAGTGGAAATGCACAGTAGAGATGCAGCACAAGTACAGCGTGTTTGATGCTGTAGCTCACAAAGACAACAAGCCGCAAGCGTTCGTAGAATTGCGCATCATTAACTACGCTTTTTATGACCTGCCAGACATTATGATAAGTTTGACAAAATGCACTGCGGGTAAAAACCAAACTGAGATAACAGGATTGCCCAGCCTGTTTGTGGTACACTGGAAGAAAGACGATACCATTGGCTACATAGACATCAACAAGACTTACCACGGTGAACCTGACTATAGGGTGTCTAAGAAGGGCATGAACAGACTGAATGATGAGGCAGAAATAGAAGTATGCCGCCATGTCAGAACGTCACAATTCAAGGTGCTAACAGAGATATGACAGAGTACACACAAGAAAAAGACTTTGATGTTGAGGTCAAAGTGCGCAACGGAAGATTGCTGAGAGCAATCCGTAAGCATTACAAAAGTACGGCAGCGTTTTGCAGGGAATATAACTTAGATGCCGTGCGCGTTAGTGCGCTAATGACAATGAAAGTTAAACCAATAAACAAACGAGGCTGGACGCAATTAGCCGCTGATGTTGCTATGCTGCTTGGCAAAGACCCAGAAGACCTTTGGCCCGACCATATGAAAGAAATCAAATTACGCAGATCAACTGCATCATTTGGCGCAGATTTTGATGAGGTCTTACAAATAGCTCAACAAGGATCGGTTGAAAAACTTATCGCACAAAAACAAACGCTAGACTTAATCACAGAGAAATTAACAGACCGCGAAAAATATTGCTTAAAAGCACATTACGAAATGGGGAAAACTTATGTTGAAATAGCGGAAATACTGGGGAGAAGTGTTGAGAGAGTGCGGCAGATAATTTTTAAAGCACTCAGAAAGTCTCGCAACACAGCGCAGGCTCATGATCTAATGAAACTGGCTACGGGAGATTTTCGCATAGTTTATAATGAGGAAACTGAAAGCTACGATTACATTGATACATCAAGACCCAAAAGTATCTCATACGCAGCAAGAGAACTCTTTAAGGATGACGAATTAAGTTGAGGGAAGTAAAAATGAGCAACATTCCACACGCCAGAAAAATACTTGAACAGCTTATGAAAGATTTAGAGGGTTTTGAAACAGACCTGATGCACATACGCGCGTCTGTAAAAGCTGCGCTGCGCCACATGTATAGAGGCAGCAATGACAAATCTAGCTAAACGCCCACCTCTGGGTCTAAAGAAAGACAAGCCTTTACGCAGTAAGAAAATGCTGGACAAGGTGCGAGAACTGCCCTGTGCGGTCTGCCAAGCCCACGGTGAGGTACAGCTATCACCTACAACAGCGCACCACCCGATACATGACCGCTATGGCGTATATAAGCGCGGCGACGATTGGGCTATCCCTCTATGCGATGGGCATCATCAGGGAAACTTTGATGACAGCAAGCAGGCCATTCACAAAGACAAACGTGCATGGCGTGAGAAGTATGGCCCTGATTGGTCTTATGCGCCATTTGCAGAAGGAGAGAACAATGAGTAATCGCATGTCAGGGAAAGACATAAACACGATGTTGCGCATGTATGAGCGAGGTGAAACCGCAAAAGCTATTGGTCAAGAGTTAGGACGATCACCTAGCGTAATAAGCTCAACTCTCGCGCGTATGAAAAAACAGCTTACGTCAAGGGACTTGTCACCAGAAACAAATCAACTGATACACCAAGCCCAAGAGGAATTTATTGCTGCGTGGCGGCAATGGAAGAAAACCAACAGTACTGAAGATTTATTCGCCATGATCAGTCCAAGACACTGACACATAAAGCACTGGCCCACGATCAGGATGACAGTACGTCTTTTTGACCTTCATGCTAGTGACCTGCTTGTCATCAGCAAAGATAGTGCCTGAGAGGCCATCTAAAGCGATCTTAGCAATGTTATCCACATCTGGCTTAGTCATGGGGCTTATCGCGCCATACTCTGCCTCTAAGCGCTTTATCTTAGACCATGACTTTGGGATGTCCATGAAAGCAATGATTTCAACCGCCACTGGCCTCAGTGTCTGGTCAATGTTGTGCTTTGCCATCTCTGCCCACGCAGCCGCATGAATACGCCGTTCATACTCTTTTGTTTTCTGCGGTGTGTATGTGTGGCCCACTTTGGTAAACCGTGGCCTGCCCTTGCCAATCGGTTGCCCTGATATTTCCAGTTCTATTTCGTACATGCCCGATCCTTTGTGTAAGAACTGCTGTCAGTTAATACCTTGACTTAACTTTTTTGCAAATACCCCCTTGCAATGTATCACATAAGCGACTATTGTATGTGTATGTTAAACATAAACGCCAACTTACGGAGGTATCCTATGGCACATTCTCTTTCTTTTCTTCTTTCTTCTAACGCAGCTACTGCGCGTATGGCAGATCGCAAGCCAGCTTATGTCTGCCACATGGAATTGGACACAATGTCCGACACTTGTATGGTTGAGCTAGACGCGGATAGCCGAGATCATGCGCACACTCTTGCGCAAAGCTGGTTGACTAACGGACGCGCGGTCAGCGTAGGCATCCGCAGAGTTCGTGCTGACGGTACGCTTGGCGAGGCAGACATTCTTGATCTGTCTGACTTTGAAGATGATCTTTCTGAGGAAACTCAGTCTAATCTTAACCGCGTCATGTCACAGTACGGCTTGGCATTCTAATCAACGGGGGCTACGGCCCTCACCAACACGGAGCAAACCAATGGGATTTTTTACACTAGGCCGCACAACGCACCACGCATTTACAACAGTAACCATCAAGGGCGTGGAAATTGAGATTGTCATTGAGGGATCACTAGATCACGATGAACACTACTTTGAACTGGACACGGTTTATCTACAGGAGCCACGCGCCAAGACTAAAGACTTTGCACTGCCAGAGCGCATCTATAACAAGCTGACTAGCGGTGCATATGATGAGCAGTTCCATGACGTAGCGTGGGGATCAGCATAATGCGTTACGGTAAATGGACATGGGAAGATGTAGTTATTGGGATCGCCTTTGCAGTGGTGATCCTGATTTGGGTAGCAGGCACAATAAAAGGATGGTGGTAATGAAACTAAACCCAGCCGATGAGCAGATACTAAAATACTTGCGCAAGCAGGTAGATCGGTTGCAAGATGAGCGATACCGCACAGATGCACGACCAAGCATCAACAATGAAATATTTGCAGCACAACAAGAACTGCGGCGGTTTACAGCAGAATTGAGGAAAAAAGGATACAACATATAATGGTGAACTATTACGATACTTTGACGCGCGTATTGCAACGCAAGCCAACAGAACAGGAGCTTGCTGCGGTGATGCAGATGAAGCGCGAACAAGAGGGATGGAAGAATACCAAAGACATGATAACCACTGAGAAGCCACAGAAGCGCTTGAGAGAGCCGAAACAGCCTACAGGGGTCAACACTAATGACAGGCAGTACAGATGGCCTAAGAGAGCGACACAGATGGCTCTACGCATAAACCGCGCCTTGCTGCGTCAGACCACAATAGAAAACATCGCATTCATTGAGGATGTTACGCAGTCAAGGATTATGCAAGAAATAAGGCAATGGGATTTGCCAAAAGTAGAAACAGAAGAATGATCGTGTGGGCGGTTGCTTGGTGTCGGGATAAGCTAGGGGATTACCAACAAAAACTAGGTAAAAAACCGCCCACCGCAACAAGATAACAAAACAAAAAGTGAGTGCAAGATGTCTGTTATACAAAGATACGAAAAAACAATAAATTATTTGCGTGAAAACCTGCACATAAAATCAGATGCATTGTTTGACCAGACAAATGACCCAAATCCACACATTCCATGTCCATCAATGTCACAAGGACAGTTAAACCAAATCATCTTGCACGATATGTCGCAAGACACGCATTGCTTTGAAATACTACCAGAAATTTTCAATGTTACGCGCGATTTTATAGACGACAAACTTCTGCAAAACCCTGATCAGATTTTAGATGAAGAATACAGACCCCCAGCCGACAAAATGTTTCTGACATTTGTGACGCAAAGCATACCTGATAAGATGCTTTCATTTTGGATTACGGAAACTGAACCAAACATGTATGAATTTCACTACATCCATACAAACGGAAAAATGAGCAATATGGGGCAAATTAGAATAGGTGGCTCTAACATATGGTATCCGTCTGGGAAGCTGGGCTTATCTAAAGAACATGCGCAAGAAAACTTAGATTGGGAAAAGCGTATGATACCGCATGTTTTGACAACAATAGCTGCAATTAAAAACACAAACTTTGTTAAGTTCAAACCAGCAGGCACCCGCCAACAAAGAAAATCAATGCAACGCAGTATGGGTAAGGCTGTTGATACTTGGCACCGTGTGACTTGGAATATAGATGAGCCGTCTCAGGCGAAAGAGCCTTACGACAAGGGATACCACAAAATGCCACTGCATTGGAACAGAGGTCACTGGAAACGCGCTAAAGAACACCACCCAAAATCGCAGCAAAGACCACACGCATTGAACCCAGAACATCGTAATATGTGGTGGACATGGATAGACGGTTACTGGGCAGGCCATCCAGCGTTTGGTTTCAAAAAGCAATACCACGCACCAAAACTAAAGGTGAGCTAAAATGGAATTTTTTACAGCGTTATATATAGAATATACACTGCGTGGGATTGACATAGAAACATATTTGATTTTGCCAGACTACGAGGCTTGTCAAATAGCGATCCGTGACAATGAGGACATGGCAGAGTATTTCAAAGCAGATAGCGATGTTGATATGTACTGTATACGCACCAACACCCTATCTAGATCAATCAGACCTAAACTTAGGCCATAAGTTCAAAATGTGGGCCATCAAGAAATGGCCTGCGCGACTGTGAACGTCTTAGGTCAATGTAGGCGTTCATGGCATCTTCTGCCGTGCCTGTGTAAGCGCGTATGTCGCCCTCTGACCATGCAGCACCCCATTTGATAGATGCACCTGTTTCTTTAGCAGCCGCAGCCATCGCATCGCAGATGTCATCGTAGACATTGATTTCCCAACAGACATCCCCATCCACATACGCTAGGCAATCCACAGCATGTGAGTATTCGTCAGACTGCGGTATGTGCTTGCTGTTCATGGTTTGTGACCGACCAGTAGCAACCAAACGTTTCTGTTCTTCTACAGTGCGCAGACCGCATGTAATACCAAAGTCTACCTTAGTCAGTTCAATAGCGCGTTTGACTGTTGCAACCATATCTGGGTGAACGCCCTCTAATTTGCCCAAGCTGCGGTTGGATAATTTAAAACTCATTTCGTTACTCCCTTAAACTTTTCAAAGGTGCGCATCCCACCTAAACCTAGCATCCCCAACAACACCGTCATCAGGCTTTGCATGTCAAACTCTGGCAATGGTGGGTGCTGTAAATCAAACCACCCTGTCACAAAAAGTGTGACGGGCAGACCCAAGAAGTGCCAGAACAACGCCAATCCGCAAGTCCATCCAACAAACGGACGCCACCCTGCTATGAAGATGTTGCGTGACTTAGCTTCTTCTTTGTTTATCTCAATTTGACCGCGAGCAAGCTCCTGCGCATGACGTTCTGCCATCGTTGCGATCTCATGTGCGAGCGCGTTTTTTTGATCCTTGTCCTCAACAACCTTGTCAAGAATGTTGCTCACTGGGTCTACCAGCTTTCCCAACAAATCAAACATTATACCATAACCCCCTGATACAGCGTCATCTCAACGCCTAGAATAATCTCCAGCAACTTCACAATCACATGCGTTAGTAACTGCTCACCTGACATCTACATTTTCTTTCCGCGACACGTTGGCTTCCATTGCGTTGAAACCAAAGTATGCCGCCACAACACCGCTTGCACCAATCACATAAACACTAGCTATATCAGTAATTAGCTCTGCCGCGCGATCTAAGCCCACCCAGACTGCGAGAAAGATCACTAGCGGGTAAACAAGCATTCCAGCCGTACACGCTACTGTGAGCCGCCTCTGCGTGTCTCTCTTAGCGTCTTGATCTTCCATACGCCTGCGACGATCCTCTAACATGATCTCGCGCTCATCGGGATCAATCTTTCCGTTTCCGTTTAGATCGTAGTCTTCTTTCTTCATTGGCATACCTTTCCCCAACTTTTCGGGATCGCGTAATTATAAGCACCTTTCCGTTTTCATCATAGAAAAAATACTTATTACCCCTTTTTACCATAACCATTTAATGCCGAACCTGTCAAAAGTGCACCAAATGCCAGATGAAACATGCCGCCCCCCTGTAAGGTAAACGGCTGATGGTGCTGCCAGACTTGCTTAAACTTTTCTATGTTAAGATATGCTAGATCGTCAATCGGTGGCCTGTTTATTCCAATCCAACTAGGAACAACCACAAAATCAAAGAAACAGATAAAAGCATAAACATACGCCAGTATCGCTTTCCATTCATCACGCATCAAACTCGCTCTACAGAAAAACAAGTAACCGATTGCGCTGGGTTTTTTACCATAACCTCTGCCCTTGCTTTCGCCTTGTTGCAGTGCGCCTCAGTCCCAAACGTCCCTAATTGGTAAAACTCAAACCGACCATCTACAAAACTAAGCCAAACAAGTATCCACATCACCAACGCCCTCGCGCCTTGCCAACAATATAAATAGCCCCAGCTAAGATTACACCGCCAACAACAAATGCAGTCAAACCAACCGCCCAGTTAATGCAATTATCTATGAACTCTTGTTTTTTGTATGCAGCCTCTTTCCGAATACGCCGCTGCTCCGCTTCTATTCTAAGAACCTCATCCCATGCCGATGGCCCATATATGAAAGAAATATGATCTTTAATCTCCTTGCGCATTTGCTCCATTTTGCGCTTCTGGTTCCAAATCAAGATCGCCGCTTCTTCATCAGAACCCTTAAAGGTTTTCTCCCACCAAGGCGGGTTCTTCTGACGTTCTTCTAATCTATTGAAATCGGAAAAGGCTTGGCCCCACGTTGCAATCGTGTTGCCCATTTCTTGTATGTCTTTACCCGTGGAAATAGCTGCTTTGAGCGTCTTATACGCTCCTGTTGCAAGTGCTACGCAGCTAACGGGATCCATAGCATCACTTCTGCTCTATGTATTCGCGCAGATATTTCAGGTTTTCGTCAATGCGCCCAAGCATAACAGCGTGGTCATTTACCCGATCAGTAAGTTCTTTTACTTCAATATCCTGACGTTCAATATCGCGCGAGTTTACTTCCACCATGTTCACCACGCCTGCAATATACCAAACCAAAACAAAAGTTTGCGCAGCTATACCTACCAAAAACGCAATAGGAATAGTCTTGGACAAATGCCAATTCTCGTTTGCCATGTGTTGATCCTCAATAACCATTTGCAATCAGCTTGCTAAATTCACCACTCATCAACTTCTTTTTAACATATTCTGCGAACTCTTGCGACCCGATTTTAGCTCCGCATTCCCGCGACCACATTTCAGCAACCACAAAAGGTATTGAACCAGCCAAACGCATGTCAGACTTACGGTTGTGACCGTCAATATTGCGCTCTTTGTTAAAGTCCAAAATGCTTTGAATATCTTGGCTACGCTTTACAACAACCTTGTCATCTTCTGTGTGCCATTGAGTGTTTAGAATAGTGTCAGACATTTTTCTTTGGCCTTCCGCGTTTCTTAGGTGCTTTCCCGCCTTCCCACGCTTCATTTACATCTGGCGTAGAAGGGTCATCAGCTTTTAGTTTCCCCTTGGCATCACGCGCACGTTTTACTGTAATTTCTTTTGCAAACCCATTGGCAATCATTGCTTTGCCATCTGCTGCCGTGACCTCAATAACATCGCCTTTGTTTTTTTTCACCCCATCAACAAAGGGCTGGCGATCTGTTGTAATTTCAATTTTCATAACAAACTCCCGATAGGAAAAGGGGGCCATGATAGCCCCCTCTGATATTATGAGCAGTCTGCGATAACGCCGTGTGCTTTCTCTGAAGTGACCTGTAGGCCATACTCCGCAGAGATCAAACGGCGCTCTGACAAACCAGTTTTTGCAAGAGGCTCTTGCTTCGCTGTTTGTAGGTAAGCAACCGATGCATAGTTTGGATCAAGAACGAACACATCACGCGCTCGTACATGTCTTGCTGGGACAATTTGCAGCTCACCGAAATCTCCAATATAGACATCAATCGCAGCATTTAGCTTACTGTCTTCTGCTTCTTTGTAACGTGTCGCGTTACCTGTGAAAGTAGAGATAGTTTGCTTGTTTGATGATCCACAAAGAACAACGCTTGGCTCTGCGCCTGCGTCCCAACAATCAGCAATAACACCTTTTAGGATGTCTTCTGTGATCGCGCGAGTTGTGCCATCTGTCGCTGCCGCATCTGGGTAACCAGCAGAACCAGAACCTGATGTTGTACCGTCAGCACCGCCTGTGCCACGCGCAGTGTTTGTTGTCAAAAATGCACCTAGACCCGCAGTTTGACGCGCTGTGCCTGATGCACCCGCTGACGCTGCTACGTTGTCCAACAACATTTTTTCCATGTCGCGCTTCATTTCAGACAGTTTGTAAGCAACTTGCTTTGCAACTGTTTGAGCATCGGCAACACCATTCACTGCTTGGTTTGTTGATGATACTTCAACAACCTTTGTAGAGATTTGTGTATAGTTACCTTTGCGAACTGCGTTAGTTGGCGATGAGTTTGAAAGCCCAGTATCACCCTCCAATGCACGGTTGTCGCCAGCCGCTGCAAGGTCTACTTCACTCCACTCAAAGTAGGTGTTATCTACATTGCGTGAACCGATTGTTGACATAAAGATAGTTTCAGTTGGTGAGATTGAGGTCAATGCGTCCTGCAAACTCTCTCTGATCGTAGAGACATTATATGTCTCGTTGGTATTTGCTGTTACAGCCATTGTCTTATTCCTTTAGACAAAAGTTAAGAGGTTAGCCAGTTAGCAATATCATCAATGCTTCCTGACCGCTTCATAGCCGCTGATGCTTTTTTAGCCTTTGATGCCTTACCCGCGTTTGCCGACCTCTTAGCTGCTGGTTTGACTACTGGACGCGCACCCTCTGCCTTTTTCTGGGCATTGGACTTGTTAGCCTGTAGTTCCCGCCATTTCAGCGCATCATTTAAGATCATAACTTCCTCTGCCGTTTTCACTGTGCTGATCTGCTCATCTGTCAGATCGTAGTGCTTTTTAGCTTTAGAAGACATATTCTGTATGAACACTGAGCGCTTTTCAGGGTCAGCAAATTCAGGCATCCATTCAGACAAGCGCTGGGCCTGCTGTTCTAAATACTGATTATGCTGCTGTTCCTCATAAGCGCGTTGCTGCTGCGTAACATAAGAAACTTGCTGTTCCCACTGTTGACGCTGTTCTACGGCGCGACGATATTCTTCTGCTTGTAGCTGAAAACCAAGAGGGTCACTGTCTTTCAGTTCCTCTGAAGGATATTCAGGCACAACAGGAATTCCGCCTTGTTGGGCTTGGTTAATCAAATGCTGTAGCATCTGGCCTTGCTGGGCATATTGCTGTGCTTGCTGATCTAATTCTTTCTTAGTCTCAGCGTTTTCAGCCATACCCTTTTGGATGTACTTTTGCCCTGAGTAACCACGGGTAAGTTCGTCTAAGGATACCTCGCGTTCTTCACCATCAACTTTGACCATGAACGTGTCGGCTCTTATTTCAACTTCGGGTTCCTCAACCTCAACATCCTCATCATATGTATCTGTGTCGTCATATGATACGTCATCATCCTGATCTTGTGCTTCAATCTCCACCGCTTCAGGCTGAGTGTCCTCAGTTACTGCAACAGCTTCCTCTGATGCATCATCAGAATTACTAGGCGTTTCTAAAATCAAGTTTTCGGTAACCGCCTCTAAATCGTTACCGTTGATTGGGTTAGTCGTTTCCACGGTGCTTTCCCTTCCGTTGTACTAGCGCCAAGGCATCTACATCTGCCTGTAGTTGACGCTCTATTGCTGTTAATGCCCTCAAAATGGCGTGAGCATCCTCACGTTTTTCCACCTCTTGGGCGCTGCTATCTGCGAAAGTCCTCATTTGGGTGTCCCGCAAATCCTTTATGGTTTCCATGAACCATTCATTCTCTAACAGTGATTTTGAGCGTTTAGCTCTTTGCTCAATATCCACCTTGCATTCCCATCATCTGCGCGTTGTGTTCGCGTACCGCGTCTTGCTCTGCTTTTACGCTGGCAACATCAACCGCTGTTCCGTACTTGCCAAGTATCTCAGCAACCTTAACCGCCAAGTCTTGAACCATGTCATCACGCGCCAAATCGTCATCCATGCCCAGCTTGTGCATCTTATACTGGTAATCCATCTGCGCCTTGGTCATGTCTACCTGCGCCCGTGTCTGCGCTTTCATAGCCTCTGTCTGCATAAATGCTGCATTTGGATCAGGCTGTTGCGCTTGCATCATCGCTTGCTGCTGCGCCATCTGCTGTTGCTGCATCATCATCTGCTGCTCAATCTCTGGGGTCATCGGCATGAAATAGCGATCCGCATTCCGCAACCCACCAAGAGCCAATAAATCCGCTAACGTGTTTCGCATCTGCGTTAAAGTGACCACGCCATTCATTGGGCCATACTGCGCATATATCTGCTGCTGTATCTGTAAGGCTTGCTGTAGGGCCGCTGCGCGTTCGTTTTCGCGTCCAGTGCCGATACCCACATTGACGATCAAATCCATGTCTGTATCCCACGCTCTGGGGTCTACAGGCACAAATGAACCGTTGAGGCGCATGATTTCTTCATTGTCGGTATTCTTAACCATTAAATCCAACATCAAGCGGAACAACTGACGCATACCACCTTCTGCAAAGTTACGCGCAATCACCTCTGCTTGGCCTGTCTGACCTTCCATGGATGCCGCAACCGCTGTTGCTGTAGAAGACGCTAAAACATCTGGATCAAGACCCTGCGCCATCTTGGAAACGCCCGTCTTGTTATCTACCAACTGATCAAAGTATTGCAGTGCTGGAAGTGTCTGACCCGCTGTAAAAGGTACTGCCATCTCCATGACGCTGTTAGGTGCTTTCACCCGCACAATGCGTCCAATCTCGTTATTGAGCAAATCGTCAATCGCAACCTGACCATCAACAATCTGCAACGCAGGGTTATTGGTCAGTGCTACGTTATCCAGAACACCGCGCAGCATCGCCGTAGCTGCGTCCTGATCGTCCAATACCAAATCAACAAGTGATGAACCAAAGAAAGCGTGTGGCTCTGGATCGCATTCAAAGATTGCATAAGGCGCACAATCAGCCTCGTAGAAGTTCAACAGCTTAAACGTAGAACCAGCACACAAGAACTGGTACAGACGCGGCATACCCGTACCTTCAATGTCTAATTCCATGTAAGCATTTGTAACTGTGATTTTCTTAGACGCGCCAGAGATGTTTTCATCCTCGCCCTCATCTACCGCATAACCACGGCGTTCAAACTCAGCCTCATCATCAACAACGCTATACTCAGTGCTATCCAATCCTGCCAAGTCTTCAATGCTAAAACCCATCGCAATCAAATCAGACACGCGCATTTCTGTGCTGTGACCGCACACATAGAAGTTATCAATTCCACGCGCGTTACGATCCACAAAGAAATCTTCTGGGGGAACGCTCTCTATACAGATGTCACCATGAGAAATAGACCGTGAAATCTTCACATCATGCTCTGGTACTTCAATCTCCATACCCATCTGATCCATTGAAATGCTCATGCGCATCTCATGTTCAAGAACCTCTACGTCATCGTCTTCAATGATAACCGCAAATTCGTCATCAGTCAGATTGGTGAAGGTATGGATTTCTGTTTCCATTTCCTCATTGTAATACGCATATGCAATGCCAGCTTTCTTAACCATCGCGTCTTGGAATACATCGTTTAGTACGCGGTATCCGTCATGCTGCTGGAACTTATATGAAATGAAGCTAGTCGCCTGCTCTGCTGCTGCAACATCCTCTGGGCCACGCGGCACAAACTCTACTGGCTTTTCGCTTGTAAGGAATATGCGCTGAATGCTTGGCTTTAGACCCCGCACAACCTCACGGCACTTTGTTGCCACAACTCTGCTGCGACCTTCCTCGTACCCAATGTCTACCTCGCCATCAAAGTAACGCTGGGCCTTAATGCGTTGTGGTGCAATCTCGCTGTCTACAAAGTCCACCGCATCTTGAATTGCTTTGGAAACAATGCTTTCAATCTGTGTTTGATCTAGTGGTTCTAATCGCATTTTTGTTTCCTTATTGTGGCAACGTAGACGCACCCAGCATTCTTAGTAGCGTTTGAGGGGTTTTTAATTCATCAATCAGTTGGTTTTTCAAGTATGCTTGACCAGCAGGCGATGATACCAATTGATTTCTTACTGGTGGGATAATAGAGCCTAACGCAGCAGCCGCAGCTGCGGTCTGTGGGTCACCTGTGTATCCAAAACCTGCCGCGCCAAATCTTGTTGCGTCTTGGCTGGCTGGCCCACCTGCCGCTTGTAGTCTTGGCCCTGTGCCAGATTGCGGTAAACGCTTCATCAACGCACCGCCAGCTTTTGCCAATTCACCTAAATCTGATTTACCAAAAAGATTTGATCTTTTGAAAACCTGCTGCGTTGCAGATGCCAACTTATTTGGCGTGACTAACCCTTCATATAGACCCTCACCACTTTTTAAAGTTTTCTCAATAGCTAAGAAATCACGGTAGCGCCCGTTTGTGCTGCGCCACGCTTCACGCGCCTCTTTTGTCAGATTGCTGTCTACCATCTGCTTAACAACTGGCAGTATTTCCCTTGCAAACTGTCCATCAACATCACCTCTGCGTGTCATCGCGTTTAAAGTATCATGGAACCGCTTTATTTGCGTTTTGGACAAACTCTGCCCCGATTTTGCTGATGCCTGAAATGCGTTATAAAGATTTCTGAAAATTGGCGCAGCGTTGGAAGGATTTACCTGACCACCATAAGTGCCAAGAATATCTACAATTTCATCCATTTGTTTGCTACTTGGAACGATTTTACGCGCAGTAGTGTCAATGCTTCCAATTGTATTTTCAAAGGAAGTCTTCATTTCATTATAAACACGTTCTAACTCTTTAGGTGTTGCGCGGTTACCATTTACACCAATGCGCTTCAATGCAGCCCGACTAAATTGCTCAAACGCTGTCATCTGCAAATCACGACCTGCGCGGGTAGCTTCTTCCCACGCCTTGATTACATCATCATCGTACATCGTCCCAGCACTTGGCACGACACCCTCTTTCTTCAGTGTATCAAGGTACTCTTTGGTTACGCCTTTTAATTCCCCACCTCTGGGACTAACGATCTTTTTGGCAAGAACTGGCGTTAAAACGGCTGTTGCAATCTCCATTGGTAGCTGTAGTGCCGTTCCCTCTACACCTTCTATTTTACCTGCATAAAGAGATGCAAGTGCTGGAGCAATTGCTTGTGAAATTACCTTTTTACCAGCAAACGGCACAAATTCCATTACGCGCTGCGTTGCTTCGCCCGTTCCTGTTTTTGGTTCATAGCCCATGACTTCAGGAGCTAATTTTTCTGCCGCTGCTGTTGCGTTAGCATCTCCAACATAATCTTTGATGTAGTCACCGACTACTGGTATGTTCCCCAGTTGGTCTAAGGCTGATTGCTTTATGCCCTCTTTGCTACCACCCAATAATAAACCCAGACCAGAACTCCCAGCCTCTAAAAGCATATTTGGGGCATCTACAGCACCAGTTACACCTTTTAAACCGCCAGATGCCGCCGACATTCCAATATCAGTCAATTTCTCAGATGATGTCAGTTCTTCTGATAGTGTCTGACCATTAAACAAATCAATGCCAAACTTTGCCTCTGCGAAATCTTCTACTCGCTCTATTCTTTTTAGGTTCGCACCTGTTTTTGGGATAAGATTGTAGTAATCTCGTACTTCGGTGAAACTTAATTCATCTAAGTTTGTGCCATCTGCGAGTATGTTGTTTTGTCCAGCCATCGTATTTCCTACTCACCAAAAATGGGTTTGTTAGCAAAATGCTCCCGAACAGCCGATGAGAAGTCTATCTGACTTAACGTGCGCAAATTGTTCTCTGTCATGTACTGCCTTGCAAAGTCGGC